TATAATAATCCAGGTAATTTAATTTATCTGGATTTTTTTTGTTTAAATATTTTTTATTTAAACTTTTATAGTATATTTGTTTAAACTTTAAAAATATAAACAATGGAAAATGTAAATCAACAGGAAGAAATGGAAGCTTTATCTCCTGAACAATTAGTTGCTAGAAAAGAAGAAATGAAAGAATTTTTTGAAGAAGCTGTTCCTTTTTTAGAAGCACAACATAAGTATGAAAAATTATTAGCTGAAATATCAGAATTTAAATATAAAAGATTTCAGTATGATACTCAGTATTCTATGCAAATGTATCAAATGCAACATCCTGAAGAATTTGAAACAGAAGAAAGATATACTAAAAAAGAAGGTGCTAATGAAAACCCAGTAAGAGAAAGAAAACTAAAAAGAGAATAATCATGGCTTTAGTAAACCAAGTACAAAAAAAAGTTATGATGCCTAAATGGAATATAGTTAAGTTCCAAATACTTACTCATTGTTATATAAATGGTATTGAAATGAGTAACTCTGATTTAAATTGTCTAACCCTATTAAGTTTTAATCAACCAATAGAACTAACACATTTTTGTTATGATGCATCTTCAGATGAAGAAACAATTTTTAAGTCTCCACAAACAGTAAGAAACTGCATTAACAAAGCAGAAAAAAACAATCTTATTGTAAAAGATAAAGAAAATAAAAAAATAATATTTCTTAATCCAGATTTAAAAATTCAAACTGAGGGTACTATATTATTAGATTACAAATTTTTAGGAAATGATTCCAAAGAAATCCAATAAACTTTATAAGGATGTATCTGAAGAATTAGATATATCAAACATTTTAGTAGAGGAATTGGTAGAGTTTTATTATAATGAGGTTAGACAGTTATTGAGTAATTTAGTTTTTCCAAGAATTAATGTAGAAGGCTTAGGACAATTTGTTGCAAGACCAAAACTTGTAAGAAATGCTATACCAAGATACACTAAGATTTTACAAAGCCATGATACTTCAACTTTTGCAGCTTATTATAATAAAAAAAGTTTAGAAACTAAACTAGACCTTTTAATTTTATTAGAACAAAAAATTACAGAACAAGAACTTAAAAAAACAAATTTTAAAAAAACCAAATATGAAAGCAGTACTGAAAACACTTTGGGAAAATAGAAAGGGAATATTTGAAGGAATTAAAAATTCTGTCATTAGAGATGAGTTTGTAGAAGAGGTAGCAAAAATGAGATATGAGGTCTGCAATAATTGTGAACTTAAAGGAAAAAAATGTGCAGTAAAAGGTACTGCTCCATGCTGCAATGAATGTGGATGTTCTTTAACATTTAAAACTAGATCTTTATCTTCATCTTGTCCTCATCCAGAAGGTGCAAAGTGGGAAGCAATTATGAGTCAAGAAGAAGAAGATAAACTTGATGCATTATGAGTATTACATTTAATGCCATAGATCATAGTTATAATAGTATAAACACTGAAGGTATAGACTGGATTAGTGTGACAACTCTTGTTTCTCATTTTAAGAAACCCTTTGATGCTAAAAAAGTTGCTGAAAAAGTTTCTAAAAATAAAAAATCTAAATGGTATGGTATATCACCAGAGGAAATTCAAAATATATGGAATGCTGAATCTACAAGAGCAACTACACTAGGAACTTACTATCATAACCAAAGAGAAACTGACTTATGTGCATTAGCATCTATTGAAAGAGAAGGTTTTACAATTCCAATATTTTCACCACTACCAGAAAAAGATGGCATAAAATATGCTTCTATACAAAAGTTAGAACCAGGAGTATATCCTGAACATATGATGTATCTTAAATCAGTTGGTATTTGTGGACAATCAGATTTAGTAGAAATAGTAAATGGTAAAGTAAATATCATAGATTATAAAACTAATAAAGAAATAAAAACAGAATCATATACAGATTGGGAAGGTAAATCAGATAAACTATTACCACCTCTAGATAATTTAGATGATTGTAATTTTAATCACTATGCCTTACAATTAAGTATTTATATGTATATTATACTTAAGCATAATCCTAAATTAAAACCTGGAAGAATATTTATCCATCATATTTCATTTGAACAAGAAGATGTTGATAAATGGGGATATCCAATAGCTAAACTTAATTATAATAATGAACCAATTGTAAAAGAAGTACTTCCAATTGCAGTTCCTTATCTAGTTGATGAAGTAATAAGCATTATGCATTATTTGCATGATAATAAACATAAAGTAAAAAAGAAATGATTGTAAGATTATTTGATGTTCAGAATGGTGTGGTTATTCCTACAGAACATTGTTATACACTAAAAGCCCTTAAAGATATAATGGATAACTATCCAGAAGATCATCTTAACATATATTTATATCTTTTTTATATGACTTGTCCTAATCCAGATTTGAATCCTTTTTTTCATACTCCTGAGATTGATAAAGAAAGTATTATACTAAAAGAAATAAATGCTGAATTTTCTACAGAAGATGATGATATCTTTATTGCCTTACAGTTCTGTCAAAAAATGTATGAAACTCCTACATCAAGAGCATATAAAGGAATGGCCTCTATGTTAGATAGATTAGCTAAATACATGGAGACTACACAGATTACAGCAGGAAGAGATGGTAATATTAATTCACTAGTAGCTGCAGCCAAAAACTTTGACCAGATTAGAGCATCATTTAAAGGAGTATATAAAGATCTTCAAGATGAACAATCAAGTAAAGTTAGAGGAGGTCAGGGTCTTGCATATGATTCTTAATTATGAGTGAAATATATCAAGACATACCCTGTTGGGATAATGGTACATGGACAACAGTATCATTTGATTCTAGAGAAGAGTTTTCTAACTCTATTTTTGAAATATTTTCTGAACCTGGAAAGTATAAATTTGATGATACAAGTTTTCTTTTTAATCAAGAAGCAATAAAGTTTAGAGAACAAAATGTATATTGTACATTTCCATTTAGATCTAAAGACTTTGTAACTTATTGGGACAATCAAAAAGAAAGATGTAGAAAAGGAGTCTTTTATAAAAAAGGTACCAAGAAATGGTATATTACAAGAGACTACTATATGTGGTTAAACTTTTTACCAATCTTTGATAAAGAACAACAGAAGTTTGACTTTGCAAAAATTAGAGATGCTCAGTATCATATGGCACTGTATGAACTACTTGCAGAACTTAATTATAAACATGTTGCTATTCTAAAGAAACGGCAGATAGCATCTTCTTACTTTCATATATCTAAGTTACTTAATCAGCTTTGGTTTGAGTCAGGTGTAACACTTAAAATAGGTGCTAGTCTTAAAGATTATATAAATGAAAAAGGTTCATGGAAATTTTTATCAGAATATGCTGCATTTTTAAATGAACATACTGCATGGTATAGACCTATGTCTCCTGATAAAGTTTTAATGTGGCAACAAAAGATTGAGGTAAGAAAAGGAGATAGAAAAGCAGAAGTTGGTCTCAAAGGTACAATGCAGGGGATGTCTTTTGAAAAGGATCCAACAAATGGTGTAGGTGGACCAGTAAAATATTTCTTTCATGAAGAAGCTGGTATAGCACCAAAGATGGATCAGACTTATGAGTACATGAGACCTGCAATGAGATCAGGTTTAACAACTACAGGAATGTTTATTGCTGCAGGTTCTGTAGGAGATTTATCCCAATGTAATCCATTAAAGGATATGATGCTTAATCCTACATCAAAAGATATTTACTGTATTGAAACTAATCTTATAGATTCTAAAGGTACTGTAGGTTTGTCAGGTTTATTTATTCCTGAACAATGGTCAATGCCTCCTTACATTGATGAGTATGGTAATTCACTTGTAGAAGAATCATTAAAAGCTTTAGATGAACAGTTTGCTAAATGGAAAGATGAATTATCTCCAGAAGACTACCAGTTAAGGATATCTCAGCATCCTAGAAATATTGAAGAAGCTTTTGCACATAGATCTGTATCTGTTTTTCCTCCACATCTTGTAGCTGCACAACAAAGAAGAATTGAAGAAAAAGAATATTCATATGAATTTTTAGATATTTCTACAGATGAAAATGGTAAACCTACTGTTAAACATTCTAATAAACAACCTATTAAAGAGTTTCCAATAACTAAAAAAACTGAAGATAAAACAGGAGTATTAGTTGTATGGGAAAGACCAATTAAAGATCCAACATTTGGACAGTACTATGCTTCAATTGACCCTGTATCTGAAGGAAAAACAACAACATCAGAATCATTATGTTCTATATATGTAATGAAAGCTCCAGTAGAAGTTACAAAAGTAACTGGAACAGAGACTGAAACTTACATAGAACCAGATAAAATTGTAGCAGCTTGGTGTGGTAGATTTGATGATTTAAATAAAACTCACCAGAGATTAGAATTAATTATAGAATGGTATAATGCATGGACAGTTATAGAAAATAATATTTCTTTATTTATCCAATATATGATATCTAGAAAAAAACAAAAGTTTTTAGTACCTAAGAGTCAGATCATGTTCTTAAAAGATCTAGGTGCTAATGCTAATGTATTTCAGGAATATGGTTGGAAGAATACCGGAACCTTATTTAAACAACATCTTCTTAATTATGCTATAGAATATACTAAAGAAGAATTAGATGTTGAAACTAAAACAGATGGTACTATAGTAAGAACTAAATATGGCATAGAAAGAATACCAGATCCTATGTTATTAACTGAAATGAGAGAATATGCAGCAGGTGTCAATGTGGATAGACTAGTTTCTTTTGCAGCTTTAGTTGCCTTTATGAGAATACAACAATCTAATAGAGGTTATGCCAAAAGAGTTATTATGGATGACAGTGCTAAAAACTTGCAAAAGTCAGAAAATTTGTTTAAATTAAATAGAAGTCCCTTTCGTCACATGGGGAAAGGTCAACTTGCAAATGGTCAAGGATTTAAAAAATCTCCATTTAAAAACTTAAAGTAAAAACTATGCAAATAATAAATGCAATACAAGCTAAAAAAGGAGCTAAAACTGATCATAATAGATTAGCATCTATAACACAACCATTACAGTTTCTTTCTAGAAAAGAAAAAGATGAGCAATGGGCTGCTTGGAACCTAGACTGGGTAGAATGGAAAGGTCTAGTACAGATCCGTAGAAATGCCCGTAGGTTAATGAAGAACTATAAGCTTGCAAAAGGTATCATAGACAAGTCAGATTACATAGTAGAGGATAACAATGATTACAGAGATATTGTAGAAATATTAACAAAAGAAGATCAGTCAGCATTAGAGTTAAAGTTTTATCCAATTATCCCAAATGTAATTAATGTACTTGTAGCAGAGTTTGCAAAAAGATCCACTAAACTTACATATAGAGCAGTAGATGAATTCTCATACAATGAGATGATAGAGCAAAAAAGAAAAATGGTAGAGGAAACTTTACTAGCTGATGCTCAAATTAAACTTACTGCAGCTTTATTAGAACAAGGACTAGATCCTAATTCTGAAGAAGCAAGACAACAAATGAGTCCAGAGAATCTTAAAACATTACCAGAAATAGAACAATTCTTTAAAAAAGATTATAGATCTATGGTAGAGGAATGGGCATCACATCAACATAAAGTAGATGTTGAAAGATTTAGAATGGATGAGTTAGAAGAAAGAGCTTTCAGAGATATGCTTATTACAGACAGAGAGTTCTGGCATTTCCGCATGATGGAAGATGATTATGAAGTAGAGTTATGGAATCCTGCTATTACATTCTATCACAAGTCTCCAGATTCAAGATATATATCTCAATCTAATTGGGTTGGTAAAACAGATATGATGACAGCTGCTGATGTTATTGATAGATATGGATACATAATGACAGAAGAACAGTTAGAAGCATTAGAAGCTGTTTATCCTATCAGATCTGCTGGTTATACAATAGGTGGAGTACAAAATGATGGATCATTCTATGATGGTACTAAATCTCATGAGCAAAATGTTAATATGCCTTCTCTAGGGTATAGACAGTACACTAGTGCAATGGGAGGATCTGTATTAGAATCTGGTGATATTATTAATCAAATACTAAGTGAAGGAGAAGATTACTATGATCAAGGTACTGCATTTTTATTAAGAGTATCTACAATCTATTGGAAATCTCAAAGAAAACTTGGACATTTAACAAGTGTTGCTGAAAATGGTGAAGTAACAAATGAAATAGTTAGTGAAAATTATGAAGTGGAAAATAAACCAATTTATGATACTAGACTATTTAAGAATAAAAGTAAAGACAATATTATATTTGGAGATCATATTGATTGGATCTGGATTAATGAAGTTTGGGGTGGTGTAAAAATTGGTCCAAATATTCCTTCATTTTGGGGTATGAATAATCCAGGTGGATTTTCTCCTATATACATTGGAGTAGATAAAAACAAAATTAATCCTCTTAAGTTTCAATTTAAAGGAGACAATACTTTATATGGTTGTAAACTTCCTGTAGAAGGATCTGTATTCTCAGATAGAAATACTAAGTCAACAGCTTTATTAGATTTAATGAAGCCATACCAAATTGGATATAACATAGTAAATAACCAGATTGCTGATATATTAGTAGATGAGTTAGGAACTATTATCATGTTAGACCAGAACACTCTTCCTAGACATTCACTAGGAGAAGATTGGGGAAAAGGTAATTTAGCTAAAGCTTATGTAGCAATGAAGAATTTCCAGATGCTACCATTGGATACTAGTATTACCAATACAGAGAATGCTCTTAACTTCCAACATTTCCAGAAATTAGATCTGTCTCAGACAGAAAGATTAATGTCAAGAATACAAATAGCAAACTACTTTAAGTCTCAAGCATATGAAGTAATAGGTGTTAATCCTCAAAGGATGGGACAACAGTTATCTCAAATGACTGCTACAGGTGTAGAACAAGCTGCTGCAGCATCTTATGCACAGACAGAGGTATTCTTTATCCAACACTGTGACTATCTAATGCCTAGGGTGCACCAAATGCGTACTGACTTAGCACAGTATTATCACTCAACTAAACCATCAGCAAGATTAACATATATTACAGGTGCTGATGAAAAAGTTAATTTTCAAATAAATGGTACTGACTTATTAATGAGAGATCTTAATATTTTTTGTAGTACTACTGCAAATCATAGATCAGTTCTTGAACAATTAAAACAAATGGCCATGACTAATAATACAGCAGGTGCTAGTATTTATGATCTTGGTAAAATTGTACAAGCTGATTCTATTGCTCAACTTAATACTGTTCTTAAAACTTCTGAAGAAAAACAACAGAAACAAAAACAAGAGGAGATGCAGCAGCAACAACAAATGCAAAGTGAACAACTAGCTTCTCAGGAAAAACAAAAACAAATGATGATTCAGGCTGAAGCTGATAACCAGGATAAGCAACTACAGAATAATATTACTGTTGCTGAAATTAAAGCTGCTGGATATGGTTCTGCTGTAGATGTTAATAAAAATGAAATGTCTGATTATCAAGATGCTATGAAAGACATCCGTCAAACTGAGCAATACCAACAGCAAACTAATATTGCTAGAGATAAACAATCTAATGAGAATTTAAGACATTCTCAGAAGATGGCTATTGAACAAGAAAAGTTACAAGTACAAAAAGATATTGCTAATAAGCAACTTGAAATAGCTAGAATTAATAAAAATAAGTTTGATAAAGGAGGCAATGATAAAAAGAAAGAGTAGGTTAGCTATGTATTACAAAAAAATAGTTTTAAGCTTTTAAATTTATCAAGTTTAATTTGTATATTAAAGTATAAACAAAAACCAACAACATGAGTAAAGAAATTGATGACCTCAACAAAGAGGTAAAAGATTCTACAACGGTAGATCTAGTAGATGTAAATATTGATGAGTTATTTGGTACCCCTGGAGCAGAAAGTATTATGCTACCTTCAGATGGAGATTCAGATGATAAACCAAAGTCCATGTTCTCTAAAGGGAATGTAGACACTTCGTTCCTTGACAACCCTGCAAGACCTACTGATAAAGTAGAAGAGGCAGAAAAGAAAGCAGAAGTTGATGAAACTATTGCAGAGCTTGATAACTTAATCAGTCAAGAAGAAGATGCTGGTAATAAAGGCAGACCAAAGATTGATAAATCAGGTCTTTATGAACTAGCACAGAAGATGATTGAAGAAGGAGCTTTAGTAGCTTTTGATGATGATAAACCATTAGAAGAATATAGTACTAAAGACTTTAGAGAATTGTTTGAAGCTAACTTCCAAGAAAGAGAAGACAAGATTAAAAAGAATGTTCCAAAAGAATTTTTTAATTCTTTACCAGAGGAACTTCAAATTGCAGCTAAGTATGTAGCTGATGGAGGACAAGACTTAAAAGGATTATTTAGAACACTTGCACAAGTAGAAGAAATGATTCAATTAGATCCTTCAAATGAATATGATCAAGCAGAAATTGCAAGACAATATTTATATGCTACAAATTTTGGAACTCCAGAAGAAATAGAATCTGAAGTTCAAGATTGGAATGACTTAGGAAAACTAGAGCAGAAAGCTAACCAGTTTAAACCAAAGTTAGATAGAATGCAAGAAGAAATTGTTGCAAGACAGTTAGCAGAACAAGAACATAAAAAAGAACAACAAGCTCAGGCAGCAAAAGCGTATACAGATAATGTATATAATACACTTTTGACAGGTGAATTGGGAGGTATTAAACTTGATAAAAAGACACAGAGTCAACTTTACTCAGGATTAGTTCAACCAAATTATCCATCAATTTCTGGTAAACCTACAAACATGCTAGGACACTTATTAGAAAAGTATCAGTTTGTAGAGCCAAGACATGACTTAATTGCAGAAGCTCTTTGGTTACTTTCAGATCCAGAAGGATACAAAGGAAGAGTAAGAGAGCAAGGTGGTAAACAAGCTACTGAAAAAGCAGTAAGAATGTTGAAAACAGAGGAGGCTAGAAAAAATACAGCAACAGCACTTGATGAAGAGCCAGAGCAAAGAAATTCTAGTAACAAACCTCAAAGAACAATTCCTAGAAATGGTGGCAACATATTCAGGAAATTTTAAATAGTAACAATTAAAAACAAAATAAAAAATGGCAACTCCAGTTTTAAACAATGGTATATTCCTTAGAGATACCGCTTACAATGCTAGTTCCCATGTGGATTCTTACCACTTGGTGAACATGCTAAAAGATGCAGAGCCAATGGATTTAGGTCCAGTGGATTTATGGGCAATGGCCCAAAAGGTAGAAATGCCACTTTATCAAATGTCTTCATTTGGTGGAAAAAATGTTATAATGGTAGATAATGCTCGTGGAGAGTATAAATGGCAGACACCAGTGTCTACAGACCTACCTTATATCATTGAGGACATTGAACCAAACAATGAATTTAAAGGTATAGAAGGATCTACTTTCCGTATCAAACTTAACAGAAGAGAATTTGGACATGGTGATATCATCACATATGACAAATACAATGGTGTTGAGATGTACATTACAGCAGATGATATCCTTAACATTGGTGATGGATTTATCTATACTGTACAGTTAGTAAACAATGATAACTTCAAATACCTAGATAACAAGTACTTAAACAATGGTACTAAAGTATTCCGTAAGGGTTCTGCCCGTGGGGAATATGGTGAAAGGTTCTCAGACATTACAACAAGAACAGGATTCCGTGAATTCTATAACTTTGTTGGTGGTGCTGAAGCTCATGTTCACTATTCTATATCTTCACGTGCTGACTTAATGATCAAAGGTGGAATGAATGCAGATGGTACAGTTCCTGTAACTGAAATCTGGAGAACATTTGACAAAACTATGGATCCATCTGTGACTTCTTTAGAAGACATGGTAAAAGTTATGGGTAAAGATAAAGTTAAGAAAGCATTTGATAATGGTGATTTGTCTAGAACATTCCTTACTGGAATGGAAGCAGCTCACTTATCTAAAATTGCTTCTGACATTGAGACTTACTTAATGTGGGGACAAGGTGGTAGAGTTCGTCAGGATGGTCCAGATGATCTAAGGTTATCAGTAGGTCTTTGGAAGCAGTTGGATAACTCTTTCAAAAGAATCTATAACAAGAATAACTTTACACTTGACCTATTCCGTTCTGAGATATATAACTTCTTTAATGGTAAAGTTGAGTTCCAAGGTCCAGATCCAAAACGTTCACTAGTTGTACAAACTGGTATGGGTGGTATGCGTATGGTTAATGAGGCTATTAAAAAAGAAGCAGTTTCTTCTGGTCTTTTAATTCAAGCTGCTGACATAGGAGCTATTACAGGAAAAGGAATGGACTTAAACTTTGGTTTTGCTTATACATCATATGTAATTCCATTCTTAGCTAATGTTAAGTTTGTACTTAATCCAGCATTTGATAATGTTCATACTAATGATATTGAAAACCCAATCATTGATGGTTTCCCATTATCTTCTTATAGCTTTATCATCTTTGATATCACTGATAATACTAATGACAATATCTTCTTATTGAAGTTGTCTTGGGATAATCAATTAAAGTGGTGGTACCAAAATGGAACTATGGACTACATGGGCCGTACACAAGGATTCCAGTCTTCAGGACAGTTTAATGGATACCGTGTAATGATGTCTCAAACAATGCCAGCTATTTGGGTAAAAGACCCAACTAAAGTTTTAAAGATTGTGATGAGAAACCCAATCACTGGTGGATCTTTCTAACCAGTCACTATAATAAACAAGGAGGGGGAAACTCCTCCTTTTTTTTGATTTCAATTTAATTTAACCAATAATAATAATAATAACTAAAAACCAACAACAAAATGGAAAATTTCACAATGGTAGAAACCGGAAGGGGTACAGTTAAAATAACACCAATAGCTGTAAGACCTTTCTTTGATTCAAGTGCTTCTAATATGGGCTTAGAAGATTATGGTATGTCTTTATTTGATGGGGTAACTCATCATGAACAATTAGCATGCTTAGAAAATAATGGAGTAGTTAGATACTTAACAGGTCTAAATGAATTTGCTCCAGATATTAAATTATTAAATGAGGATGACAAATCTGCAAGGATAAGAGAAATTAGATCTGCAGTATGTGAATTAGAAAAAGAATTAGCTGCAAATGTAATTGAACTTGATGATCCACAATTTTGGAATAAAGTAAAATTACTTAAACCAGATAATTCTGATTTTTGGAATAAAATAACTTTAGCTTGTGGAAATGAACCTGTATTCTTAGATCCAAAAGATCCATATGATAGAATTAAATTACATGGAATTGAAGCAGGAGGGTTTTCATTGGTAGCAAAAAGTTATGATGATGCAAGATCAAGACCAGTTGCTCCTAAGTTTTACTTAGATAAAACAGAAGAAACTGTAATGGTAAGAACTGAATATAAGAAGTTGCGTAACAAAGCACTTTCTGAACTTCAGAAATTATTTGATAAAAACAGTACTAAGTTATTCTACATTGCAAAAGTTGTGGATATAAATAGTACACAATATAAAAAGTCAACACCTAATGATGTTATCTATGAAAACATGGATAATTATATTAATGGTTTAGGTGGAGAAAGTAATATGGAACGTGCAGCTAAATCTTTTGTTGAAACTGCTAATTTAGACATGGAAGCATTAAAAATTAAATCTATTGTAAGAGATTCCGTTTTTTTTAAGTATATTGTTAATAAGGCAGATGGTTATATCTATCATACTAAAACTAACTCTTTGTTAGGAAGAAATGTGGCAGATGTAGTAGAGTACTTAAAAAATCCTTTAAATGAGGATATTTTAAAAGACTTAACACAATCTGTTGAGAAGTATTGGAACTCTTAAAATTAATATAAAATGAAAGCAAAGAAAATGCAATATGGTGGTGTTAAAAAAATGCAAAAAGGTGGATCTAAACTGATTAGTACAGTAAAAGGAACCAGTGCAATAAATACAAAACTCAATCCAAAAAAAATTATTGAATCAGGTTTTAATTATAATACTGAATTAGCTAAAAAACAAAAAGCTGATGCTGCTGCTAAAGTTGCTAAAGCTGATGCTGCTAAAAGAGCTGCTGCAAAAGTAGCATCTGGTAAAAAAGTTAAAGCTGTAATTGAAGGTATAACTAGAGATAATCCTAAAAAGACTACTGTTAAACCAAAAGCAACTACACAATATAAACCTGTAGGAAGTGCAAAAGTTTCTATAACAAATTCAAAAATAAAAATTGAACCTAATTTAGGTAAAAATAGTTCTTCTGTAAAAACTCCAGTTAAGACTTCAGTTGTAAAAACACCTGCTGGTAAAACAGTATCTGAAATATGGAAAGAAAAAACTGGAACCTCTTGGTCTGAAGCTAAGAAGCAAGGTTTAACAGATGGTTCAATGAAAGCTAATTTAGCATTACTTGCAAAATTAAAATCTGGTTCATTTGATAAAGAAAATCAACCACCAGCAAAAATGGAAACAGTAAAAGCAACTGATATGAAAGTATCAAGTACAGGTCCTACTGAATTAGCAGGAGTTAAGTCTCCAGAGAAAAAGAAAAAAGGTGGTATTATTAAAACTAAAAAAAAATAAAATGAAAAAAGCAAGTAAAGGAGTAATTGTAAAATTGAATGGTAATACACCAGTTCAAAAAACTCCAGGTTCTAAAGGTGTTAAATCAGGTGTTAACCCAAAAGCTGCAGCATCAAAAGTTGCTAAAGGTAAAGTAGGTGGAACATCTTCTGCTCCAAAAACTGCAATACCTAAAGCTAAAATGGGTGGAAGCATGAAAGGTAAAAGCTGTTAATAGTGCCTAAAGATGCCTGCTATAGTAAAGTAAAAGCACAGTATGCTGTGTTTCCTTCAGCAAGGGCTTCTCAAGCAATTGCTAAATGTAGGAAAGGTTCAGGTGTAGTTAGAAAAACTAAAGCTGGTGCAAACCTTAAAAGATGGCAAGCAGAAAAATGGCAGGATACTAAATCAGGTAAAGCTTGTGGTGCCGGTGGTTCTAATGAATACTGCCGGCCTACAAAAAGAGTATCAAAGGATACTCCTAAAACAAAGTATGAATTAACTCCTTCTAAACTAGCTGCTAAGAAAGCTGAAAAGTCTAGAGTAGGTATGGGAAGAAGAGTAAAAAAAGCATAGTTATGGCAAAGACAGCAGCTTGGACAAGAAAAGAAGGTAAGAATAAAACCGGAGGTTTAAATGCAAAGGGAGTAGCCAGTTATAGAGCAGCTAATCCGGGATCTAAACTTAAGATGGCAGTCACTACTAAGCCATCTAAGTTAGATCCAAATGGCAAAGCAGCAAAGAGAAGAAAAAGTTTTTGTGCTAGAATGTCAGGGATGCCTGGACCTATGAAAGATGAAAAAGGCAGACCTACAAGAAAAGCTCTTTCTTTAAGAAAATGGAATTGTTAATTTAAAATATATATATATTATGAAAACAAAATGTATGAGCTGCGGTGGCTCAATGAAGAAAATGGCTAAAGGTGGTATGCCAAGTAAAACTCCAATCTTAGGTCCTCCTAAAAAACCATTTGCTGCAGGTATACCTTACTTTATAGGTGCTGGACAAACAGGTCCATCTTCTATGAAATCAGGTGGTTCAGTAAGCCGTGCAGTACAAGCTTCTTGTAAGAATGGTATGGTAAGAGGTGAAGATGGTAGATGTGTAAAAGCAAGACCACTTCAGTTTGGTTCTGGAGGTTCTACTAAAACAACTAAATTTGCAGCATTAGCTCCTCCATATAATAAAGCAACTTTTGCTGATAGAATTGTTGGTGCTAAAAAGAATGCTAAAAAGAAATAGTCATGGCTGAGAAGAAGGATAAGAAATGGATACAAAAAGCAGTCAACCCTAAACATAAAGGTTACTGTACTCCTATGTCTAAACCTACTTGTACACCTAAGAGAAAAGCATTAGCAAGAACATTTAAAGCAATGGCAAAAAATAAATAAGACATGCAAAATAGTGTACTTACCATAAAGATAAAAGATAATTCAATCTCTAATAGTTTAACTAAAGAGGAAAAATTAAAAGTTTATACTAAAAAGTATTATGAATTAAATAAAGAAAAAATAAAA